GAAGAAGTAGCATATCTAACCGAAAACAAAGACGGTGAAAAGCAATTTTTCATCGAAGGTGTTTTCATGCAGGCCGAACAAAAGAACAAGAATGGCAGAGTTTATCCAAAGCAAATTCTTGCTAAAGAAGCCAATCGCTATGTCACTGAATATGTGAATAAGAATCGTGCTCTTGGTGAACTAAATCACCCATCCGGCCCTTCAGTAAATCTTGATCGCGTTTCTCACAAAGTCACCTGGCTCTATGAGAACAACAATGATTTCCATGGCAAGGCCAAGATTCTTGATACTCCATGCGGTCAGATCGTAAAGAATCTGATGAGCGAAGGTGTCAAGCTCGGAGTTTCGACCCGTGGAATGGGTTCTTTGGAAAAGCGCGGTGGAGTAAATGTTGTCAAAGAAGACTTCATGCTTGCTGCTATTGACATTGTTGCAGACCCCTCAGCCCCAAATGCTTTCGTCAACGGAATCATGGAAGGCAGAGAATGGGTTTGGGATAATGGTCTTCTCAAAGAACAGCAGATTGCTCAATATCACAATACCCTGAAGAACACTCCTTCAAGAAAGTTACAAGCAGAATCAATCAAGCTCTTTGCAGATTTCTTAAGAAAGATCAAATGAGAACACTGACGGAAAAAGAAAAGAAGTCTTTGAATGCTGCTTCGTTGCAAGTTTTGAACGAAGGATTATTTGGATTTAAAGCACCTTCTAAGATAGAAAATCCAGAAAGTAATCCTCTCATCGGTCTTTATAATAAATTTGTTGGTCCTAGAACCTCTGCTGCGAGAGAAGAGCAACAAGCAAGAGATCAGGCAGAAACAGAATCACAGAGAGTATCAGGCGTAAAACAAATGCAGCATGATACCGTTATTAAGAATCTTAGCGATAAAGTTTTTAATCCTTCTCACCCAGAGTATCATTTGGGAAATAGTGCTGTTGTTAGAGGACATTTGCAAAATGCGGCAAGCGATCCCGATAACGCTGAAATGCATCACGCACAGGCTTTAGCAGCAGCTGGACTTCCAAATCCATTGCATGAAGCTAGAGGTGCGGGGGCAGGAAATGTAATCATCAATGCCGCTGCATTGAAATCTTTGATTGGACAAAAAGAAGGACAAAAAGAAACATCTAAAGGTATTATTGGATCAATGGGTTCTGCGATCAAACAAAAATCTTTAGAGACTTTAACAAAACCATTAATGGTCCCTACATTAGGGGTAATTAGTTCTATATCAAATGCTCAGTTAAGAAGAGCAAATATGGCCAATTTCTTGAAAGGTATTGGCGCAGTAGAGTAATAATTTATAAATACAAACGGAGAAAAATATATGCCACACGGTACACAAATTGAACACGATTTTGAAGGTAAGGGAGCATTCGATGCAGAAGGAAAGGGGTTTATTCTAAACACCGCCTATCCTCCAGCTGAAGGATTAGCTCAAATTAACATGAGCACCATTGCAACTCCCAAGGTTCCTGCTGCGGGAATGCCAGGTGCTGCACCAGTCGCTAAACAAGGCGAAGAAGAGGAAGAAGAAGGCGCAGAAGAAGCTCTAAAGGAGCATCTAGCAGCCCTTTTTGCCAATCTAAATCTATCTGAAGATTTCGTTGAGAAGGCAAAGACAATCTTTGTTGCTGCCGTCAACGAGAAGGCCCGTGAAATCGGTGCTCAACTTTCAGAACACTATCAGGCTGAATATAGCAACGCTCTTCAGACAACCGTTTCAGAACTAACTGAGAAGGTCGATGACTATCTAACCTATGTCGTTGAAGAATGGGTAGATCAGAATAAGCTTCAGGTCGAGCGCGGTATCAAGATCGAACTCGCTGAAAACTTCATCTTTGGTCTAAAGAAGCTATTCGAAAGCAACTTCATCGATGTCCCCGATGAGAAGTACGATGTTCTTGACGAACTCTACACTCAGATCGAAGAGAGCAACCAGGAGCTTAACAAGGCAATCAACGAAAATGTTAAGCTTCGTAAGAGCTTGCTTGAATCACACGCAGTAAACATCTTTGCTCAGGAAACTCATGGTCTAGCCGCAACTCAGGTTGAGAAGCTTGCATCTCTAGCTGAAGGTCTAGAATATGAAAACCCAGAGCAATTCCGTAACAAACTACAAATTCTAAAGGAAAGCTATTTTGCTGCCCCTGCTCAACAGCCAGCAACTCAGACCTCAGCCTTTAAATCACAACCCCGTGTTCTAGACATTCTTGACACCTCAACTGAGCCCGAAACACTCACCGAAGGCGTTATGGATGTCTATAGCAAAGCCTTGAGTAGACACTTAAAGAAATAATTTTAATACATATTAACACTAGGAGAAACTAATGAATTTTGACGACTCAACCCCATACGACATTCTAACTGAGAAGTGGGAGCCTGTTCTAAACCACAACGCTCTTCCTTCCATCGAAGATACTTACAAGACCAAGGTAACTGCTGTTCTTCTTGAGAACCAAGAGCAGGCCATGCGCGCTCAGAGACTAACTGAAGACAACACCCTCGGTGGAGTCATCAGCAACGTCGCTAGCCCCGCTTCAACCTCAATCGCTGGTTATGACCCAATCCTAATCAGCCTCGTTCGTCGCGCAATGCCAAACCTCATTGCTTACGACATCTGTGGCGTTCAGCCCATGACCGCTCCAACCGGACTCATCTTCGCAATGCGTCCCAAGTACGACCCACAGGGCGGTCCTCGCAAGGAAGCTATGTTCCAGGAACCATTCGTTCCATTCGGTGGTTCAGGTGGTACTAACGGTTCTGGTGCTCTCTATACCGATTACCTAAACGGAACCAGCTACAGCACTGAATACGGTCTAACCCTATTCGGTGGTACTACTGGTGCAACCAAAGGTTCATTCTACGGTGACAACTTCAAGGGTCTACTTGTTGGTGACGCTGAAAACCTCGGTGGCTCAGGTAAGCCTTTCCAGGAGATGGCATTCACCATCGACAAGGTTGCTGTTCAGGCTAAGACCCGTGCTCTAAAGGCCGACTACACCACTGAACTTGCTCAGGACCTCAAGGCTGTTCACGGACTTGATGCTGAAACCGAACTCGCCAACATTCTCAGCACTGAAATTCTTGCTGAAATCAACCGCGAAGTCGTTCGTGGCATCTACCATGTCGCTAAGGTTGGTGCAAAGCAGACCGATCTAAACTCAAGCAGCTTCGGCGGTGGTGTTTACGACCTCCTAGCTGACTCTGACGGTCGTTGGTCAGCTGAACGCTTCCGTGGCCTCATGTTCCAGATTGAACGCGAAGCCAACCAGATCGCCAAGGAAACTCGTCGTGGTAAGGGTAACTTCATCATCTGCTCGTCAGATGTTGCTTCAGCTCTCGCCATGGGTGGATGGCTAAACATCAGCCCCGCTCTAAACAACCAGCTTGAAATTGATGACACTGGCAACACCTTTGCTGGCGTACTCAACGGCAAGATGCGCGTTTACATCGATCCTTACGTCCAGTCTGGTGTAGACTTCGTTTGCGTCGGATACCGTGGTGCAAGCCCCTACGACGCTGGCGTGTTCTACTGCCCATACGTTCCACTCCAGATGGTCCGTGCAGTCGATCCTGATAGCTTCCAGCCCAAGATCGGCTTCAAGACCCGCTACGGCATGGTTGCTAACCCCTTCGTTATCAACACCACCACAGGTCTACCTGACGGTGAAACCATGTCCCAGAGCGCAAACCAGTACTACCGTATCTTCCGCGTTACCAACCTCCACGGTAACACCAACTGATAAGTAGTATCTAAGACTTCGGGAAAGGGAGCCAGAAATGGCTCCCTTTTTCTTTTCTACATACATTATGCCTGGTAATAATATTTCCAATCTTGGTCAAAATTTCTTCCATTTCGAATTGGCAAGAATTCCAAAAGTAATTTACAATGTCCAAGAAGTAGCATTGCCAAATTTTTCAATGGCAGAACAAGATCAGCCAACGACTCTTGGTATTCCGATCAAAAGACCAATTGGTGCATATAAATTTGACAATCTCCAAATCTCATTTCTCGTAGATGAGTACATGCAAAATTGGCTTGAACTCTATAGATGGATGCGCCATTTAGGAAATATTGATAGTGATTGCGATAATAATTCATTAGCATTTAACAAGTGGATGACAACAGCCACTTTGCATATCACCAAAGGAACCTATAACGATAATCTAAAGGTAATATTCAGAGAAATATTCCCCATAGGTCTTTCTGGACTTCGTTTTACTTCTACTGCTGCTGCATACCAACCACAAGTTGCAACTGCAACATTTGCATATACTTACTACTCGTTTGATCCGGATCCGGGCAATATTTATAATTGATTTTATTCTATAATGTGTATACTTAAATTATGAATTTTGATGAACTAAAACAACAAGTCCAAGAAGATCTGAAGATTGATTCCACCGAACTAGCAATAGAATCGGTTAATACTCCACAGATCCATAATAAGTACCTCCTATTCCTCAAGAAGCACAAGGAAGCCCTAGCAGAGGACGAGAGAACGCTCCGTGTCATGCGGAAGTACAAGTGGCTGTATTACACAGGAAAGCTGTCTAAAGAGGAATTAGACCGTTTTAAGTGGGAGCCATTTGACCTAAATATTCTCAAGACCGATGTTGATCGGTTCATTGATGCAGATGATGATGTCATTCGTCTTGAAAGACAAATTACTGAAAAGAAAGAACTAGTGAGTTATTTAGATGGTGTCGTAAAGATCGTAGGAAACAGGCAATGGAATATACGATCAGCCATCGAATGGATCAAATTTAGTCATGGGCAGTGAAGAAGTAAAAATAGAAAAAATCGATGGTACATTCATCAAGATTCATTGCGAAAATTCAGTAGCAAAAGAGATATCCGATTACTTCACATTCAAGGTTCCTAACTCTCAATACTCACCAGCGTTCAAGCGTAGAATCTGGGATGGTCAGATTCGTCTGTTTAATTACTTCACGCGCAAGATATATACAGGTCTTAGAAACAAAGTAGTTCAATTCTGTCTTGACAGAAACTACGAATGTAAGTTTGAAAATTTCAAGGAGGAGTTCTTTGAGGATTATAAGTCTTATCTTGATGACCTACATCTATACTCAGATTCTGGCGAAATCCAGCTCAGAGACTATCAGAGAAGGGCTGTGGAAATGGCTCTTGATCATAAGCGTAGTCTACTGATATCTCCAACAGGTAGCGGTAAGTCTCTGATCATCTACTGCATTCTTCGCTATCTTCTCAGCAAGAACAAGAGAGTTCTTATTCTAGTTCCTACCACAAGCCTGGTCCATCAGATGAGATCGGACTTCATTGAGTATGCTGGAAAAGAATGGAATGCGGAAAAGAATATTCACATAATTTACGCAGGCAAAGAGAAAGAAACTACAAAGCCAATAGTGATTTCTACTTGGCAAAGCGTATACGAATTACCAGAGAAAACATTTGCAGATTATGATGCTGTGATTGGTGATGAATGCCATCTATTCAAGGCAAAGTCATTAGTCAAACTGATGAACAAGCTCAGAAACTGTCACATTCGCGTTGGCACTACTGGTACATTGGATAATATCCAAGTTCATAAGCTTGTACTTGAAGGTCTGTTTGGTCCACCAATTCGCGTTACAAGCACAAAGAATCTCATCGACAACAAAGTTCTTTCGCAGCTAGACATCAATTGCATTCAGCTGAAATATGCAAAAGAAGAATGCGATTCAATGAAGCGCAAGGCATATCAAGATGAAATTGAGTATATCATTTCTCACGAAAGAAGAAACAAGGTTGCAGAAAAACTTTGCTCTTCTCTCAAGGGAAATACTCTAGTGCTTTTCTCACAAGTGCAAAAGCATGGTCTTCCATTTTACGAATCTCTTCAGAACAGATGCATAGATAAAAAAGTGTATTTTATTTCTGGAATGACTCATGTAGAAGACAGAGAACAGATTCGTAAGATTGTTGACAAGTCTACCGATTCGATTCTTGTTGCGTCTTATGGTACATGCAGCACTGGTATAAATATCAAGAACATACACAATATTGTATTTCTGCATCCTTCAAAATCAATAGTTCGCGTTCTACAGTCAATTGGTCGTGGCCTTCGAATGTCAGAAACAAAAGATCATGTGATGATTTACGATTTAGTGGATGATCTTCGTCATAAGAAATATCAGAATCACGCATTCAATCATTTCCTGGAACGAATTAAAATTTACGAAAACGAATCTTTCAACTTTAAACTAGTCCCTATAGATCTCTGAAAGGATAAATAGTCATATGGAAACTACTTGCAGATTACTCAAGCTGAGAAGTGGGGAAGAAGTGCTGTGTCTGCTAGCGGGAGAGAATGAATCTACGATTCATGTTCTTCGCCCAATGGTTATCAAGTCTCATATGACACATGATAACTTTGGTGTCACCAGAGAGATTACAGTTCTTCGTAATTGGCTAGAATTTACTGAAGCTCAAGAAGTGGATATTCCAAAGGATCATATCGCTACCATTTTAAAACCAAGCGATAGCACTGTAAATTTATATCAGAACAGCATTCGCAAGGAAGAAAAAACAAAGAAAGCTGTCGAAGAAGCACAAAAAGAAATTGATGATATCTTAGGTGATGAAGACACCTTCAATCAAATGCTGAAAGATTTGGTGGGAGAAGAACCATCAGATGATAAAGAAAAGCCAAAAGATAATCTTTCTAAGCCACCGATGATGCCATTTCCTTTTGGAATGGGACCAAACAGTGTTGGAATGTATTTTTCGATTCCGCCTAATATCTTTGAAGATCTTTTAGAAAATGGTCTTTTAGATTTCGATGCCTTCATGGGTCCTATGGACGATGAAGAAGATGAAATTGGCGAGATCCTTATTCCAGAAATGGAACTAATGACTGACAAGGAAAAGGATAAACTCAAGAGAAAGGGAATTAATTTGGAAGACTTCCCTGATGATCCTCGTAAGTATATCGATGATATATCTGAGGATACTAAAGAGTAACTATTTAGTTACAATTTTACTTGTTGATCGCCTACACAGCGAAGTGTATCCAGAAGCCTAGATTTTGTCAATTGATTTTTTTTGGAAACATGATATTATTTACGCATGAGTAAAAAGAAAAAAATAGAAGAATCAGATGACATAATAGAGCCAGAATTAGTACCCGTAGTGGAGGAAGAAGAAAAATCCCACTATGTGGATAATAAAGAATTTTTGGCTGAGATGATAAAATGGAAAAAGAAGTATAATGCGGCTGAGGAGTCTGGCAGAAAGAAACCCCCAGTTTCAAACTACATAGCAGAATCCTTTTTAAAGATCGCAGAACATCTTTCTTATAGACCAAACTTCATGAACTACCCCTATAGAGAAGAGATGGTAGGGGATGGAATCGAAAATTGTTTGATGTATGCTCACAATTTCGATCCAGAAAAATCAAAAAATCCCTTTTCTTATTTTACCCAAATCATATACTTTGCCTTCCTAAGACGCATCGAAAAGGAAAAGAAGCAGTCGTACATCAAGTACAAGATCATGGAAGACAATGCAGACGAAAGATTTCATCGTTGGTTCAAAGAAAATTACTTTGCCAAGGATAGTTCTGCCAGCTTTAGAGAGATCTTCAACCTCACGGAAAACGATGTGAATCGATTCGGTGACGATAAAAAGAAAAAGAAGAAGAAAAAGGTCAGATGAAGATAGCAATTATCAACGATACTCACTTCGGAGCAAAGAACGATTCTCCTGTTCTTCTAGAACACTTCATTCGGTTCTTTGAGTTGCAGTTTTTTCCGTACTGCATAAAGAACAATATTCAACGAATAATTCATCTGGGTGATTTCTTTGATCGTCGCAAATATATCAACTTCAATACCCTGAAGCAAGTTCGTACTAGGGTGATTGAGCCGATGGAACAGATGGGCATGTCGATGCAAATCATCATCGGAAACCACGACACTTATTTTAGAAATACGAATAAAACAAACTCTCCGCAAGAACTTCTTGAGAAGTATTTTCACATAGAAGTCGTGAACGAACCAAAGGATCTACTATATCCAGATGTCACGATTGGTGCAGTTCCCTGGATTTGCGAAGACAATCTTCCTCAATGCTTGGACTATATCAAGAACTCAAAGGCTCACATTCTTATGGGCCATTTTGAGATCGTTGGATTTGAAGTTCTTCGTGGGGTATATCACGAATCAGGACTTCAGCGAGAGATGTTCGATAGATTCGAAACTGTTATGTCAGGTCACTTTCACCTGAAGTCTCGCCATAAGAATATCGAATATCTTGGAACCCAGTACCAGATGGGTTTCACAGATGTAAACGAACGAAAAGGGTTTCATGTTTTTGATACCAAAACACGGGATCTTGAATTTGTTCAGAACACAGAAGAGCTGTTTCATAGAATCATTTACGATGACTCGCTACCAGAGCATCTAGAGAATCTTGACTTCTCTCAGTTCCATGATAAGTATGTGAGACTGATTGTTCAGAGAAGAAACAAGCCAGTATTCTACGAAAAGTTCATAACGAAATTGAACGAAGCAAAGCCATATGATGTAACAGTCGTAGATGAAGAAATAGAAATGAACTATTCGTCTATTGATATTGACATGAATATGGATACAATAACGATGATCTGCAAGGAGATAGACGATCTATCTGAGATCACGAACAAAGACGATATCAAGAATATCATCAAAGATCTGTACCACGAATCCCTTACTATAGATGATTAACTTCAAGAAAATCAGGTTCAAGAATTTCGGTTCCTTTGGCAACAACTTCTCGGAGATTGACTTTGAGAAGAGTGCCACGACTCTGGTTAGTGGGTCGAACGGGAACGGAAAGTCTTTTGCCTTTCTTGATGCAATCACATTTGGTCTGTTCGGAACTCCATTTCGAAACATCAATATTCCTCAGCTGGTAAACAGCGTAAATAAGAAGAATTGTTTGGTTGAAGTAGAGTTCGAAGTCAACAAGGCGCAGTACAAAATCATTCGTGGTCTTGCACCAAAGGTGTTTGAGATCTATAAGAATGGAGTGATGATCGAACAAGCTGCCAAGACGAAGGATTATCAGGATATGCTTGAGAATCAAATTCTCAAGATGAACAAGAAGACCTTCATGCAAGTCATCATTCTTGGTAAGTCATCCTTTGTCCCTTTCATGGAATTGCCTCCATCGGATCGTCGCCAAGTCATCGAAACCATCCTAGATATTGATGTCTTTTCTTCAATGAACTTGATTCTGAAGGGCAAGCTTTCTCAGATACGGGAGAACATCAAAAGTATCAAGATTGACCTTAAAGTTACGGACGAAAAGATAAAACTGTATGAAAATACGCTCAAAAATTTGCAGTCAAACTTTGAAAAAAACATTGAAGTACTGGATACTAAGATTAAAGAAACGGTTCAGGAGATTGAAGACTCTAGAGCAAAGATTAAGCTTCTAAACAAGCAAATCCTCCAAGAGGGCAAGAAACTAGAACAGTACACTGTTACGGACGAAGATCTGGCCGAACTGAGAGAAAAGAAGGCCGATCTTACAGTAAATATAAATACGATAAATGAAGAGCTGGAATTCTTTAATTCCAACGAGTCTTGTCCTACATGTAAGCAGGCCATCGACAAGAGCCATAAGTGCCAGATTACGGACAATAAGAAGGCTAGGCTATCAAAGCTGGCCACCAATGTCGAAGAGCTTATAAACGCCATTAGCTGGTACGGTACGACCCTCAAGGAGAAGAAGGCCACAGAGGAGCAGATCAAGGAGCTTGTCCGTGAGGTCAAGTCTAATGAGCGAGAAATGGCCAATCTAGAAAAGGTCAAGGCTGGCTATGAGCAGGATAGAAACTCTATCAGCGAATCTCAAATCAATGAAGTAAAGATTCAGCTTGAATCCGCCAAAAATGAAAGAAAGAGTAAAGAAAATGCTCTATCTTCACTCGAAAAACAACAAAATGATCACGAAATTGTTGTGGATCTATTGAAGGATGGGGGTATAAAGGGCAAGATTGTCAATCACTATCTTCCCATTATAAATAAGTTAGTGAATAAGAATCTCAGTAACATGGGATTCTTCGTGAAGTTCAATCTTGATGAGCAGTTCAATGAAAAGATTGAAAGTCGGCATCGTGACGAGTTTTCGTATCTGAGTTTCAGCGAAGGAGAAAAGATGAGAATCGACATTTCTCTACTCCTGGCTTGGCGGGAAGTTGCAAGAATGAAGAACAGTCTTCACTGCAACCTACTCATCCTTGACGAAGTATTTGACTCGTCGCTGGATTCTATCGGAACAGACGAACTCATGAAGCTGCTAAACAACCTAAAGAAGGGTTGCAATGTCTTTGTAATCAGCCACAAGACAGATCAACTCCATGATAAGTTCAAGAGTACGGTTACTCTTGATAAGAAGAATAATTTCAGCAGATTGGTGCAAATATGACACTTAATTATGTTGGAAAATTTAAGATTTCGAATCCAGACGGTACACTCAAGGTATACGGCGAAGGGGATATTGTAGAGAAAGAAGGCAAGTATTTTTATGCCTCCGCAGAAATAAGCGGTTTCTCCCCTGAGCACGGTGAAACAAGGGGTTGGAGACTCCTGAACTCCGCAGGAGTTCATGTGGGAGCCTCTGCCCCTTACGAACCAGTTGTTGGTCAGAGATGGTTTAATACAACTGTTGGTATGTTGTATGAATATGTCTATGACAACAACTCGTATTCTTGGGTAGGTATTCTATGAAAAAAGATCCACTTTGGAAAATCATTCGGGCCAGAAAACTCGCAAGATTCTTTAGAAAGAAAAAACTTCGTGATATACGTCATGTCACGAAGAAATTAATGCACAATTTGCGTGACGGAAGCCTTGACTTTTATGACTATTTGCAGGACAATACCTGATTGAAAGGTGAATTTTATATTATGAAAACTACAACTAAACTAACTCTCAGCAAGCCAACGATCCAGATTCTGAAGAACTTCTCGGTCATCAACAGCAATCTGTTGATTCGTCCAGGAAACAAGCTTGTTACGATGTCCTCCTACAAGAATATCGTGGCAGAAGCCATGGTAGAGGAGACATTTGAACAGGAATTTGGTATTTGGGATCTATCCCAGTTTCTTGGAATCATCACGCTGTTTGAGCAGCCAGAACTAGAGTTCCATGACAAGTACATGGAAATCTCTAATGAGGCTGGCTCATCGGTCAAGTATTTCTATTGTGAGCCAAAGCTCATCACTAGCCTACCACCGAAGGCACTCAACATGCCAGCAGCAGTCCTTCAGTTCCCTCTGACGGAAAAGAAGCTTCAGGAACTACAGAAGGCATCTAGCGTTCTTCAGGTATCTGACATGTCGATCTATGCTGAGGATGGAGAAGTCTTTGCCAAGGTCTGCGACAGCAAGGACAATACAACCAATAGCTATTCGATCAGCCTTGGTTCTACTGAAGACTGCCTAGATTCGGACTACAGCGATGACTTTGAGTTCCGTCTGAAGATGGAAAACCTTAAGCTAATTCCTGGCAGCTACGATGTTCAAGTCGGTAGCAAGGTCATTACTAAGTTTACTTCAAAGAATCTAAACCTCACCTATTGGATTGCTCTGGAATCTGGTAGCAAGACTGGAGAGTAATATGAACGCTGATCAATACCTGTGGGTCGAAAAGTATCGACCCCAGACGCTATCTGATTGCATCTTGACAACGGAACTAAAGTCAACCTTTAGTCAGATGATCAAGAGCGGTGAGTTGCAGAACATGATGTTTGTTGGTAACCCTGGTTGTGGTAAGACCACAGTTGCTAAGGCTCTCTGCAAAGATCTAGGATGCGACTATATCCTCATCAACTGCTCAGAGGATGGCAATATCGATACGCTCCGGACCAAGATCCGTAGCTTTGCCAGCACGGTATCTCTGACTGATTCTAAGAAGGTAGTGATTCTGGACGAGTTTGATTATAGCAATGCCCAGAGTATTCAGCCTGCCTTGCGTGGGGCCATTGAGGAGTTTGCAGCCAACTGCCGATTCATCATGACATGCAACTGGAAGTATCGAATCATTGAACCTCTGCACTCTCGTTGCACTGAAATTAATTTCAACAGCATGGGAAGAGATGAAAGTCCAAAACTTGCCAATGAAATGTACAAGCGTACATGCAAGATTCTTGATACAGAGAAGATTAAGTACAGTGAAAGGTCCGTTCAGCAACTCGTAGTCAAGCACTTCCCAGACTTCCGACGAGTTCTGAATGAACTTCAGCGATACTCTGTCTCTGGCGAGATCGATGTTGGTGTTCTATCCGATGTCAAGGATATCGATGTTGCCAAGCTGATTGCGTGTATGTCCAAGAAGGATTTCAAGGGAGTTCGTGAGTGGATTGTTAAGAACATGGATAACAGTACGGATATCTTCCGTAAGGTCTACGACAATCTATCTGACATGCTTGTTCCTACCAGCATTCCACAGGCCATCACGATCATTGCAGAGTACCAGTACAAGGCTGCTTTCGTTGCGGACCATGAGATCAACATGACCGCCATGATGGTGGAGATTCTAATGAATTGCGAGTTCAAGGGAATCAAGCAATGAATCTAAGTAAGGTACTTGAATCCATCAACTATACAAAGGAAGATGTCCTTGACCCAAACGGCAAGGACTATGTTCCTTTTATTGTTAACAAGTCTCTATCCTACTTCATGGATACTGTGGCCTATGCCAACGAGATGAACAAGTACCCGTTCCTAGATAAGAGAATGCAGTACGACTACCTCAAGGGGTCTATTCGTAAGCGAAAGCGGTTCAGCGGATGGGTCAAGAAGGACAAAAGTGATGTAATTGATGCCATCATCAAGTATTACGATGTCTCTTACCGTAAAGCTTTGGAGTACGAAAAGCTTCTGACTGAAGACCAAAAGCAGGAAATCCTAAAGCATATCCAAACATTCAAAATTTAATAAATATCCTTGTATGGAGATATTATGAGTACAATTGATGAGGATATTTTTCAAGGTTTGGGTGTAGAGGTTAAACTAAAGTCTGAGCAAGACTTTCTGAAGGTAAAGGAAACTCTTACTCGTATTGGAGTTTCTTCCAAACAAGAAAAGAAGTTATACCAGTCGTGCCATATTCTGCACAAGAGAGGCAGATATGCCATTATGCATTTCAAGGAGATGTTCGTTCTTGATGGACTTAAGAGCGATATGGATGAAAACGATCTGGGTCGTAGGAACGTAATCGTGAAACTTTTGACTGAATGGGGCTTGATACTTCCAGTAGATGCGAATAGATATAAGGAACCCCAGTTGGGAATCAATCAAATCAAGATTCTTCCCCATTCGGAAAAGAAAGATTGGACCTTAATTCAAAAATATCATATTGGTAAAAAATAATGTATATTTGCAATGAAGATTATATGCCTCTTGATATAAAAGAGGCCGTTTACAAGTTTTTAAACAAGAGAAATGTTACCAAGCCAGTAGAAGTCTACTGGGGCAGAGGAATAGACGAAGCTGTATTCTTGTATAGCAAGGATAAGTCTAAGACTACTCTGGCCTTTATAGACGATCCTGTGATGACCGAATTTGCATTACAGAACTTGGTAGAAGTCGAATCTCGCTTCGATTTTATCTTGACAAATTCTCAGGAACTTTTAGAATACTCTAACAAATTTATTAATTATGAACATAGATCTTCGTGACATACCAGCGTATTGGATTAATCTAGAATCAAATACTAAGAACCGAGATAGAATGCAAGCATTGCTTGATGGTCTTGGTTTTAAAAATCATCATAGAGTAGATGCAGAAGTGCGTCCTGCTCCTCTAGGAACTCCAGAATCTGAAAAGCATTATGTCGGCGTGGCCGAGTCAATGTTCAAGATTCTTGGAAACAAAGAGATCAATACTCCATTCATTATTTTTGAAGATGATGTTGGAGTTTCAGAAGATTTTCGTCCTATGATTCAGATTCCGGACGAAGCGGATGCTGTATATCTTGGAGTTTCTACTGGCAATCGTCACTATATTACTCGTAGATACACCGACGATTACCTCAAGATAGGTGGGGTTTTGGCCCTTCATGCGGTTCTCTACCTATCAGAGGACTACAGAAACGATGTTCTGTCGTTTGGTAGAACAATCGTTCATAGATTCAAGAAGCCTATTGACATTGCAACTGCTTCGCTCCAGGAAAAAGCCACGGTAATTACTCCGAACAAGCCATTCTTTTATCAAAGCGATGAAGCAGCTGGCTTGAACAAGTGGCAATACCTAACCGACAAGCCATTGGAGAATCGTAATGTTAACTTTTAAACTTCTGGGCAAGTATGGCAGACTAGGAAATCAAATGTTTCAATACTCTTTCTTGTATAATGCAGGAAAGAAAACTGGATTTGAAATTGGCTTCGATCATTCCAAGAATCCGCAGATAGCATCTATTTTTAAATTGGATGCAAAAAACTCCGATAAAGTCATTCAGAAAAATATGGCTATTGAAAAGAATGATTTTGGATATTTCGATACTACTACTGTACCGGATGGTACAGACTTTATCGGTTACTTTCAAAATGAACGATATGCCAATGAACAGGAAACACATTTAAGAAAGATCTTCACATTTAAAGATGAAACACAAGAGAAATGCTATAAGTTCGTAAAAGAATTTAAAGAAAAAATAGGAAAGAAACTTGTATCAATTCATGTTCGTAGAGGAGATTATCTCAATATTCCTGATGCATTTGTGTTAGCAGATTTAAAGTATTATACTAATGCTTTGGACAAAATTGGCAAAGATTCTTTTTGCGTAATATTCACCGACGATAAGAAATGGTGTACTGAAAATTTTAAACATATACCAAATATCATTATGAACAATAATGAAGAGATGGATATGTGTTTGATGTCCATGTGCGATGATAACATTATTTGCAATAGCAGTTTTTCTTGGTGGGGATCTTGGCTCAATGAAAATTTGGACAAACAAATCATTGCACCAAGTAAGTGGTTTAATAACGGTCCTAAAAACTGGCAACAAATCTATAGAAAAGAAATGGTTCTAATCTAATGCTAATAGAAATTTCAAACCACATAACAAAGCCAATAACCGGAGTAGTGCAAGTAGGAGCACACACTGGCGGTGAATTAGAGTACATTTCTACTCTTAGTAGTAATGTTTTGTTGTTCGAACCACAAAAGGATGTTTACGAACAACTTATCAAGAAACTGAAGCCCGGAATGATTGCCGAGAATATTGCTTTAGGAGCAACTTCACAAAAGGCAGTCAAGATGTATAAGGAAAGAGATAATCAATCTCAGTCAAGCTCTCTGCTTGAACCTGGTATTCATCTACAACAGTATCCATCTATTAAATTTAATGATGTAGAGTATGTTGATATTGTTACATTAGATGAGTATTTAAAGGAATCAAAATACAATTTGATGATGTTGGATGTCCAAGGTTATGAACTTGAGGTTCTAAGAGGAGCTAGTAAAACTCTAGAGTCTATTGATTACATTCTATGCGAAGTTAATAGAGCAGAGGTCTACAAAGGATGCCCAGATGTAAGCCAAATAGACAATTATCTAGCACAGTTTGGTTTCAAGAGAATTGAGACTAATTGGGCTGGTTGGACATGGGGCGATGCATTCTATGCAAAGATCTAAGATGAGAATAGGATCCATCGGATCGCCGTTTTCACACGATTTATCATCGTGTCATGGGCATAAGCCAAAGAACTTTGTATGGGAGCATAACGCAAATTGCCCAATACTGGTATGCTTTGAGCCTTCATATAACATTAAGGACATAGAAAAAATAAATGCCAAAAAATTTCTGTGGCTTTGTGAGTCAAAAGAAATATATTTCAATATTTATTCTGATATATTGAATAATTTAAATTCTTTTAAAGATAAGTATATAAAGATTTTCACTCACGATAAAAGTATATTACAAATCGATCCTATTTTTGAATATTGCCCACCAGCATCAAATAAAAGCTGGATAAGACTAAAAAAGATAAATTATAAAACTAAATTAACTTCTATGTTATGTTCTGGAAAAAATAAAACTTCTGGACATAAATTTAGAAATAGTTTGATGGGATTTTTTAAAAAGGAAAAACTACCTGTTGATTTATATGGAAAGAGTATAAAATATATTGAGCATAAAGAAACTGCATTAGCAGACTATTGTTTTTCCTTTGTTGTTGAAAATGGTAAGTATAGTAACTATTACACAGAAAAAATAATGGATTGCTTTGCCACCGGAACAATCCCGATTTATCATGGTTCTCCAGAAATATTTGACTTATTTAACAAAGACGGTATAATCTTATTGGAAGATAAGATAGATTTTTCTATGTTAACTGAAGACTATTACCATTCAAGAATACATGCAGTAGTTGATAATTTCGAAAGAGAACACGATCATCCTATTGCTGATGATTTTTTATACGATCAAATAATTAAATTTATATGAAACCAATTATTTTTAATGCAGATTACTTACTAGATCCAAATCTAATGGATTTTAGTAAACAGATAGAAATTCATGTCACCAGATTTCTTAAAAATGCTGATCCACAGCACAGATTACAAAAACCACCACGAACTATAGCCATCCAAAATGGATATGATATTAATAATACAAACTTTAAAGTTTTTATAGATTGCAACGAACCAAAAGTTTGTATAATGAAAGAAAAACAAGATATAGTTTTGGGTTTTGGAAAATATTATGATTTGATCTTAACCTCTACACAAGAAGTCTTGGATCAATTGCCAAATGCTAAAAAATTTGTCTATGGAACAACATGGTTAAATAAGAAAAACTCTGGCCCTGTTTATTTGGGAGAAGTCGATGAAAACTTTACTGAATTTGATCTAATCAAAGAAAATTCTGTAAGCTTTTTAAAGAGCAATAAAACAAACGCCATGATTAATATTGTTCCTGGTTATGCCTTTAGAGAAACCATATGGCCTCTTAAAGTTAAATTGAACCATCCGTCACTATTTTATTATAGTAATGTGTTTAAAAATTTTACTGCCATAGAAAATGACGGTGTATTACCAAATAATGATAAACTTAATATCTTCAGATCAAAGTTTTCTGTTATAATTGAAAATTCACAGGAAAGGAATTATTTTAGTGAAAAGCTCATAGATTGTCTTTTGACTAGAACCATACCCATATATTGGGGATGTCCAAACATAGAGGAATATTTTGATATTAATGGATTTATTTTTATAAACAATGAAAATGACTTTTTGAGTCAATTGAATGCAATAAATCTTGAAGAATATTATTCAGATAAAAAAGAATCAATAGAGAAAAATTTTGAAGAAGCAAAGAAGTATGCATTTAACTTTTCAAAAAGAGTAGAAAAAGAAATTAAAAAATATTCATCACTTTGAATTAATTAATATGGAACACATTTTAAAATCTATCGAAGAATACATCAACGAAAAGATCCAGAGTAAGATATGGGTAGCTGGTCAAGACTGGGTACAGTATGCCGGGTCTTATTTTACAGCAGAAGAATACGTCGAATGTACCAAATCGTTGTTAAATGGTTGGCTTGCACTTGGCGAAAGTGGAATTCGCTTCGAACAGCTCTTTCCTAGACTGATGGGTAAAGAGTATGGAATTCTTACCAACAGCGGCAGTAGCTCAAATCTCATCATGATGTCTGCCATGACATCCAAGAGACTCTACAATTTCCCAAAGGGAACCAAGGTAATTACACCAATCGCTGGGTTTCCGACAACCATCAATCCTATCTTTCAGGTAGGGTTTGAGCCTGTGTTTGTTGATATTGATCTTGATACATTGAACCTAAACCTGGATCAGGTAGAGGAAAAGGCCAAGCAAGGCTGCAAAATCATCACTTTTGCCCATGTTTTAGGCAATCCTCCCAACATGGATAGACTGATGGATATCGTAAAGAAGTATGATCTAATACTTCTAGAAGACTGCTGCGATGCTCTTGGTTCTACTTACAAGAACAAACCTCTTGGCTCTTTTGGCGAACTTGCTAGCTGCTCTTTCTATCCGGCTCATCATATTACCATGGGTGAAGGAGGATTCGTGGCCTGCAACACTCACCAGCAAGAGATTGTTACCAGAAGCTTCCGTGAGTGGGGTAGAGGATGCTATTGCGTCGGCAAGAAGGCTAATCTCCTCAAGAACGGCTCCTGCAAGAAGCGATTCTCTAATTGGCTTCCTGCCCTTCCAGATGAAATCTTTGACCACAAGTATGTCTATGATGAGATTGGATATAATCTAAAGCCAACTGAGCAGCAAGCTGCCATGGGTCTAGTTCAGCTCAAGAAGCTTCCGCAGATCATTCAAAAGAGAAAGCACAATCACGCAAGACTACATAAGATCTTCTCAAAGTATGAAGATATGCTTATTCTGCCAAAGGCTACAGAGAACTCAGATCCTAGCTGGTTTGCCTTTGCGATTACGATCCGGGATGATGCTCCTTTCAGAAGAAAGGATATCGTAAATTACTTTGAGGAAAATAAGATTCAAACCAGGCCATATTTTGCCGGAAATATCATGCTCCAACCAGCATATTCTGGACTGATGAATGATTTTGATGTTATACATAATTACCCAAACGCAAGAAAGGTTACAACAGATACTTTCTTCTTGGGTACAAGTCCAGTAATTAGCGATGTTCAGCTGGATTACATAGAAACTGTTTTGGAATATTTTATTGGAGAAAAAATATAATGAGCAATAAAAGAGTTTTAGTGTTAACAGGATATACTGATACGTTTAAACCCAATGGTTGCCAAGATGCATATATGAAAGATGTTTTTGATATGACTCTTTCTTCAAAACTCAGATATGCCAAACATAATAATTATGATTTAATGGCATTAAGATCTTTTGGGTCAGATAGACATGGTAAATTTTCAAACGATAAAATAGGTCAATTGAGATTTATAAGATCTTTTGAAATGTTGCATAATTATGATGCTGTAATGTGGATAGATGCAGATTCATTGATAACAAATTATTCGTATAAATTAGAAGATTTTGTCGATAATTCTGTGTCCTTTGCAGCTTCCTATGATTGGGCTGGTCATCACAGTTTTAGTACTGGAAATTTTATAATTCAAAGAACTTCAGAACTAAATAAACTAATTGAATTATTTTACACATATGGTCCAGGATTTAATTCAGAACAAGAAGTTTTAAATATTATTCATTATAAACATTTGCATAATGGTATTAGAGTATTAGATTACAAATATCTAGGTTCTACACCAACAAAAACACAATACGCAAATGGATGGGAAACAAGACCTGAACCAAAAGGTCCTTGGACACAAGATTCTTTCTTAGTTCATTTAACAGGCGTATCAAATACTAGAAGAATTGAATTATTAAATACTTATTTTAAAGATTTTTTATGAAAATTGTATATGTTACTGGATGTTTAGGATTTATTGGTTCGTATATCACACGCTTATGCCTTGAAAAGGGCTGGTATGTTAAAGGCGTGGATAAGATGACTTATGCCGCCAACAAGATCTTATTGAAAGAATTTCAAGAGCACAAGAATTTTTCTTTTGTTCATTGTGATATTAATGATTTAACATTTCTTTATGATTGTGATTATATTATTAATACAGCCGCTGAAACTCATGTTGGAAATTCCATAGCAAATAGTGATGATTTTGTTAAATCTAATATAAATGGTGTTCATAAAATATTAGAACTAATTAAAAATTATAGACAAGAAAATTCTAAAATTCCTACATTACTTCATTTCAGTACAGATGAAGTATATGGTGATATTGTAA